CACCTGTTTGGTCATACGCTTGGCTAGCTGTACCAGCTAGTGTACGTAGAGATGCTAGGATCTCTTGATCGATTTCAGCAGTAATTTCTTGAGCTAATGCCGCCATTACTTCTGCTTCGATGTCAATACCTTGCTGTGCTTGAGCATCTTGTGCCGCTTCAAACGTCCAACGAGCACTCAACTTACGAGTTTTCGCTTCAACTGTTTGCTTTAAGATCTGGATAGATAATCTCTTACCTGCAGAACCTTCAAGTGCCGCTGTTGCTCCACCTTTTGGTGTTGCGTCAGTGGCGTTACCTGAATATGCCGCCGCGATCTTAAATGGTGAAAGTGCTTCTTCACCTACTTCGTTACCATCAGATGAATCTGCGTAACGTACTCTTAATGTGTGGATTTGACCCACTGGACCTGTCATCGGCTGAACACCAACAATTTCGTTGGCGATTACAGTCGGCATAACACGTCTGATTACCGGAAGGATAACTCTGTTAAGAGTTGCAACATTACCTGCACTTGTAGCCCCTGCAGTAGCAGTCTCTGTTAACCACTTGCGTGTGTTTTCTAGAGTACTTGCCATTACAGCCTTTTTGTTACCATTTAGGCCTTCTAAAAGAGCGGTTTTGGTATCCTGCCAGCGATTTTCTAGTAGTTCTGACATTGTTTTCTCCTTATTTCAAACCTGCAAGTCTTCGTATGTCAACAATATTTGATGCCACCTCAGTACTTACACTACTAACGTTAGTTGTCGTTTCTTTATTGCCTGTAATTTCTTTTGCCTCATCCTCGGTTAATGTCGCCTTCTGCTTTGCTGGAGTTTTTCCGTCAATAACTGCCGGTAGGTACTTATCAAACGCACTTTGAAGTTTGTTTGTTTGTACTGATTCCAGTAAGTCGTTCATGATCTCACGCTGGTCCTTGCTCAAAGGACTAGTTAACTCGTGCATTACTTTAGTTCTTTCAGCCGCGTCTTTGATTTTTGCAATCTCGCCGTCTTTCTCTTCGGCTACTGCTTGAACTTCTTTAACCTTAGCATTCGCTTCTTCAATTGCTTTGTCTTTCAACTCTACAACTTTAAGAAGTTTAGATGTTTCAGATTTTTCATTCAAGTAACTATTGCTATACTCGTTAGCAAATGTTTCAAAAATCTTGCGACCAAAATCATTTTTACGTGCTGAATCGATATCTTCTTTCAACTGTGAAATTTCTGATTTCAATTTCTTACCAACTGATTCTGATACAATTTTAGCACTTCTCTCAACAAAAGTTTTTCTAACTTTTGCTAGGTGTTCCTTAGCCTCACGTACTAAACGTACTTTTGTTTCAGCCAAGTCTTTTTTATCTTCGTGGAACTCTGCAATTTCTTTAGCAAGAGCCTCTACAACAAATTCCTCAAGTTTGCCAAACTTATCTGACATTACTTTTTGGTCTTCATGTAGTTCACCAATTTCTTTCTTAAGTTGCTCGAATACAAAACCTTTTAGCGTCTGTGCGTTTTCACGCATCGCAACAGCATACTTGGCTCTTGCTTCTGCTAACTTCTGTCTGTCTTCTGCAAACTCGGAAATTTCTTCGCTTAACTTCTCAGATACCATAGAGTCAATAGCCTCTACCATCTGTGCTTTGTCATGCTCGTACTTTTGAGCAAACTCTTCGCGAAGTTCGGCAGTTACAGCAAGTTTGTTTTCACTTACTTGCTTGTCCCATGCTTCTTGGATTTCGGCTCTGATTTCTTCGGAAATAGCATTATTTTCAAAGAGTGATTTCAGTGCTTCCAACATTTGTTTCTCCTATTACTGTAAACCTTTAATAATGTTAATTAAAGATCCCTTTAGATAATCTTGAGCCTTTCTATCGCCTTGAACTTCACGTGCTAAATTTAGTGCCTTATACCCACCCCTGGTATTCATGAGATGCTCATATATTGGTGTTGGGTAGGCACCTGGAGCACTTGGTTGAGCGACAACATCAACAGTGATTATCTCAAAGTCGCTCACTTCGCCGCTTCCGTCTTCTCTTACGTTACCAGATCCCCTAGAAGATACTCCAAGTTTAACTCCGTTTTCCAACATTGTTTTAACTAGAGATCCCATAGGGGTTGGTAATATTTTTAGTTTTCCGTAACCATTTGGACCATCCATCCACATATTAGTAATCATATGCGACACACGGTCTAAATTAATGTTAAGTCCTTCAGGGTGATCTACTTCACCTAGTACCGAGTAACCACCTTCTATTTGATCGTTGAGCGTTTGGACGGCTCTTCCAATCTCGGTAACAGGGTAAACACGTTGGTTTGCATTACGCACACCACCTTGTATGCAAATACCTTTCATATAAAGGTCTTTGCCCCCATCTTTGTTTTCCGTTGTCTCAACGACTATTTTAGCCTGGTCGAAACTTAGGTTTTCAGTTAATGTAAACACCATTCAAGTCCTTTACACTTATATTAGGAGCCGATAGTTGATTTTTTATCAGCACCTGATTCGCCTGCGCCTTTTTTCTCTGCGCCATGGCCTTTTGAAGCCTTCATTGACTTAGAAGCCTTACCACCTGGAACATTTACATTACCTGCATTGTCCTCTTTTGGTGATTCTGCTTTTCCGCCAGTTTCTTCGCCGCCGCCAGCAATATTAGAAGCATCTCCGCCCATGTCGTTTTTACCTGCTACTGGAGATTTAGTGTTATCGCCGTTGTCACCCATTTTAGGTGTTACTTTGTTAACATATTCTCTCATAACATCAACTTGGTCTTTGCTTTCAAATGCTGGTGCTTCTGCTTCAAGATCGGATTCAGGAGCAATAACTACTGCTTCGTCTTCCTTCTCTTCCTCGCCCTCTTCGCCTTCGTCTTCTGCATCTGCGTCCATTTCAGCGTCGTCGTCACCGTCTTCGCCTTTTTCGTCCATCATTGCATCAAATTCTGCTTTAAGGTCGTCGAAAGTATCTTCAAGATCTGCTACTCTGTCTTCAAGATCTTCTTTAT